TTTGTTTAGTACTTTTCTTTTTCTTTGATGTTTTAAAATCTATAATAGTAGGTTTTCCACGCCAAATACCTACCATATCAGTTCTACCAGCATATTTATACTTATTAGACCATAAAACTTGTTCTTGTCCCCAGATTTCTTCTACACCTTTTTCAGTAGCACGAATCAAATCACGACTCATTTGAATAACATCTACAGCTTCTTTATATAATTCATCCCATACATCTTCGCCATTAAAATGTCGTTCAGCATATTCATGTACTAAAGTTCCTCTATCAGTAGCTATTTTAGATACACGAGCAGCCTCTTCTTCTCCTACACGCTCTTTCCATTTTAAAAGCCATGTTTGATCAGAAGTCTTACCTAGTATAGTAGTAATACTAGGGTAAGACCCATCTGGAGTATGATAGGTTCTACCTGTAGGTAGTGTATCAGTAGCACAACTCGTTGTGTAGTTGAATTTCTTTGAGGTCGTCCACGGTGTTGACAATAGGTTTTCCTTTAGCATTTAAACTTGTATTTATTAGAACAGAGTGACCACTATACCTAAGTAGTTCTAAAATACGCCATAAAAATATATTAGAGTCTTGTGATACTACTTGTAGTCTAGCTGAATTATCATAAGTATTAAATGGTCCTGATTTAATCTTAGCTATATGTAACATGTAAGGACATGCTTTAGTTACGTGGAACCATTTATCAGCTGTTTCTTTTTGGCATATAGGAGCATAAGGTCTCCAAGAATCTTCTGCCCTATTCTTAATTTTATTTAGTTTTTTAATATTATCATCAGTTGGCAAACATAGCAAACTACGATTTCCTAATGCTCTAGGTCCAAACTCAGCCTGCCCTTCGATAACTGCAACTATTTTTCCTTGAAGTATAGCATCTGCATATTGTTGAGATGTTAACTGTCTAGTAGCATTAACTCCTAAATAAGGGGTAAAATGTATAGGACGTTCAAGTAAAGCAGCAGCACCCAAAGCACAACCGGCATCACCAGCAGCAGGTTGAATCGCTATATCGTCAAATTTAGTCCATTTTAGAATATCAGTATTAGCTACACAATTTAGTGCAACTCCTCCAGCATAGGCAAGTTTAGTCATACCTGTTTCTTGTTGTAACCAACTAGCCATATTAGCAATAATTGTCTGTGTAACATTTTGAACAGATGCAGCTATGTCCCAGTCTAAAACTCCATATCCTGCACCCCGCTCTAGATCCTGCAAAACTGTATAGTTAGCTTCATAGTCATAATGTAAAATATTATCTCTGATATACTTAGACCATTTAGGAGTGCCATAAGCTGCTGCAGCCATAACTTGAGATTCATCAGATAAGGGTTGTAATCCTAAAAAACGAGTAGCAGCACTATAAAATAATCCTAATGAATTAGGATACCGCATGCGTTTTAGCCAAGTAAATTTACCATTAGAATATACACCTAAAGAAGTAGAAAATTTATTTCCCACAGTATCTATTACCATAACTGCACATTCTTGCCAATCAGTAGTAATAATAGAACTCATAGCATGTGCTTCATGATGATCTACTAACACGGGTTTTGCTTTAGTTACTTTTTTAATGTCTCTTTTAAATCTTTTGTAGGTAGTCTCCTCGTAGAAAACAGCATGATCAAAATCATCATAAGCATTTTTTAACCAATCAATAGTGTGTATTGGAAAATTATTATCATATTTATTACGAGAAAAACGTTCTTCATGGGATGCTCCCACGATTCTATTATCTTTTATACTTGCCGCTGCGCTATCATGATGATAGCAGCTTACTCCTAGTATGTTCATCAAAGTACCTTTTAAATATTGAGGTTAAATCTGCCTTAGTTTTAGTAGAATAGTCAGGCGTATCTACAAAGTCTACAAATGCCCATCTGTAGTTATCTACTATAGGCTGTATTCTATGAACCATAAAACAAGGAAATAACACTGTTTTTCCTGGTTTAGGGTATATTCTTGCTATTATGTTATCAGGCTCAGGAGCAGAAAAATCTGTTTCTAGTACTCTAGCACCTTTAGGATTCCAGCTGCCTAGCTCAAAAGGTTTCCCTTCTGTTAGATAAACCATATGAGTCCAAAAACGTCCAGGTCTGGAAGTGGTAAGTCTTTTTTCTGCAAAATCTAAATTATCAAAGTGCCACTCATAACCCTCACCAGGCTTTAAAAGTATAGCTGACTTACCTGCAAAATCACATTTCCATTGATGAGCATGCTTTATATAGTTACTCATACAATATTTTACAATTTTATCAGCTTTTTTAGCTATCGCCTCAGAAAATCCGATCTCAATTGCGTCTCTCCACTCTTCTGCAATGTAATCTGCCATCTTTCGTGTACCTCCGAAGCTAACCTAATAGCAAAATGATTATGGCCATGTTGATTTATATGGCCTCTCCCGTCTGCATAATCTTTAGCTAAATCTCTTAAATAGTATTCCCATATACAGGGATGATCTTTTATCATAGGCTGTTCTATCATATTAGGTCTGTAAATAGGAATCAACAGTAAGTTATCTGGATTAGATATACCCAATACAGCTTTTATAAATAATGCATTAGTTCTATTATACCAAGCCATACGTGTAATTTTTTTAAACCATATATCCTGTGTTAATTTACCCCAAATATCTCCTAATCCCCAACCATATGGTAATAAATACTCTCCATTAGCTCTAGGATCTGCTCTATGATGATGCCCTATTAACCAAATTACTTTAAAACGATTGACAAGATCATTCTCTATGATATAATTAGCTTGAGCATCTAATGTTATTCCTGCCTCTTCATAACGATTATGTAAACCTAGTTGAGTAAAAGCTGGAATAGGTGCTTCATCACTTGGTATTGACCAAGAGTTTCCTACTACAAAGATTTCATTATTTATGTTCATTGTTACCTGTGGAGATAGTTTTACACAAGGAGAAGGTCTTGAGAAACAAACTCAAGCCTATCCATATTTATTAAATGCGAATATTAAGAATCTAGCGCAAAGTGGTGCGTCTGAATATCTTATTACAGCACAAATTGAACAAGCTGTCAAGTTAAAACCTAATTTGATTATAGTCGGGCATACCAGTGAATATAGATGGGAAGTTTGGGATGCTAGAAACGAAATACAGCAAGGATTTTTAATAGCTAATCATATATTAAAAAATGAAAAGTATTATAGAAACTGGATTCTATCTGAACAAATACTAAGTAATACTAGAAATACTAAAGAACATAAAGCAGCATGGCATGCTGCAGGGATGTTATATTTTTCTGAAGTAGAATTAGTACAACGTCTATGGAGTGGTGCAGTAGCTAAACAAATACTATTAGCACAAAGAGCTAATATACCAATGATTCATCATTGTTGTTTTCCGCATTTACAACCATTATTAGAAGAATTAACGGATGATTATATAGATTTCCATTTAGATTTAGAAAAACATAAAGATTTAGCCCCTGACAATTCTCATGCAGGGGCTAAAAGCCATAAAAAACTAGCTAATATGATTATGAATAAACTCAGCTAGAGCTTTAGTTGCTTTTCTATTAGGGTGGACTTGGTCGGTAGCGGAAGCAAAATGTTCTGGATGTTCTTTCCAAAAGTTGTGTTTACGCTCCCAAAGTTCCCAAAGTTTCATTGCTCCTCTTTTATCATTGTCTGAATATTTCTCAAAGTGGGTATAATCACCAAAAATAGTGGTATCTACAAAATCAGGATAGAAAAATTCAGTGATACTAGGAATCTTGAGATAGCAATTAAAGTCAGGTTCAATTTTTTCTATACCGCCTAGTAGAATTAACTTATGTTTATACTGATCTAGTATCTTATATTCTAATTCTTTTACTAAGTTAATTTTTTCAAATAAATCAGTAGTAGTGTATGCTCTATGATGTTCTGGAGTTAAATGTTTAAAGTCTCGCGTAGCACAAGTTTTAACGTATACAACAAAATCAAACCCTATTTCATGACTCATTAAACAACTTAAAGACACAAAATCACCCCAACCAGGATTAGCAGCGTGCGCTACTTCATGACCTAAATCTCTTAAATATCTAGATATAGAATATTTTTCAGCAAAAGCTCTGGTCTCTTCGGGAGTGAGAGTCGGATCCCACTCCCCTGCTGACCACGAGTCGCCTGTGACCATTATTCTAGACATTTACATGCACGCTTCTACATACTCTTTAATTTCTTCCCATTTTTCTTGTTCTTCATCCATATTTTCTTTACGAACAATGGTAGCAATTTTAGTAATAGTTGCTACAGGAATATCATATTCTGATTTAATATCTTTTTTAAGTTCATTAATAGACTCTCTAATTGCTTCACCTTGAATCATTAGATCTACAAATCGTGAAATTTCTTTACGTAATTCTGCTTTTAGTGCTACTTCCATTTGTTTTCCTTTATGGTTGTTCAGTTACAATAGTTAAAAATAGTTTATTTTGTAGTTCTTTATTAGCAAAGTGACAAGAACTGTGTATTACCGATCTATCAAAAGCTATTAAAGATTGAGGTTCCCATTTAGCTGCAAGCTCTATTGAAAATCCCCATAGCGCCTCATAATCAATATGAGTTAGATAATTATTATAATCTTCTTTTGACAAATATGCATCTGTTAAATTAAATATATCACTGTTTTCATAGTCAGTAACTGTAATATGACTTGGTGTATCAAACGATTCGTCAGAAGATGTATCTACACCTCGTTGAAATCTAGCTTGGCAACCACTCCATCTTTGATCAAAAAGCATAGTATATACATCTAAAGATTTATCCCAGTGTAAAGGTATAATAATTTGTTTATATACTTTACTTTCTGGTTCTTTACCACTATCAGTATGTAAACGATATGGTCCTAAAGTTATATTAAATTTTCCACCTATCATTTTATAATCACCAATACATTTTGTAAGTATTGGATCTAGTATCTCTTTAGCTCCTGTATCCCAAGAAACAGGTGCGCTACAAGCAGTAGCAGTTTCTCCAGGATTAGGTCTTCGTTTAGCTAGTGTATGTTCAAAATCTGCAACATTAAGAGAGTCATCAAACATTTTATAATTTGCAACTCCAGAACCTGCTTTAGGAGCTTTCTTAAAAAGATTTATAAGTTGTTTAGTTTCGTCTTTAGAAAATACATTTTTATGAACCTTAGAAGGTTCCCAACTAGCTATAATTGCATCTTCTACTTCTTTAGGTCTTCTACTAAAATGTTCATACATTAAAGTCTCCTTTCTAGTTGTTCGTAACAGTAATGAAAAGCATCTGAGTATTGTCTTAAATAATCTTGGCGTTCAGTAATCCATCTATAACTTGTAATACATACTTCTCTATTGCATAAATCAGTTGCATTAGGGCATGAACCAATAAATGGAGTATACCAAGGAAATCTATCACTGGTTATATCACATAAAGGTTTAGGATTATAAGTAAATCTTGGAATATTAAATCTTTTAAATAAATCAAATAATTTATCTAACTTGATGGGTGCTAGATTTTTAAAACTAAACATATATACAGATACGTCTGAATCTTTATTTATAGTTTGTAATTGAATAGATTTAATATCGCTCAATTCTTTTCTTAAAAAATTCATATTATTCTGTCTTATCTCATTCATTTCATCTAACTGAGTAAGTTTAATTCTACCTATTTCTTGTAAAATAGGATGGCATAAAAAAGTATAGTCCAATCCTTCTAGTGAAAGATCAGTGTGTCCTATTATTTTATTTTTGTGAGTAGACTTAGAGCCATAGTATATAATCTTATGATATAAATCTTCAGATTTAGTGACTATAGCCCCTGCTCCGCCTATAGGCAATAGTTTGCCGGAGTTAAAACTAAAAGCTCCTATATGGCCTATAGTGCCTGTAAAGTTTTTTTCATACTTTCTACCCATACTCTGTGCAGAATCTTCGATCATAATAAGATTATGCTCATCACAAAACGCTCGTATTTTATGTAATTCAGGGCAAGAACCATATAGATTAACTACAAGTACAGCTTTAGTTCTAGGACTATATGATTTTACTATAGCATCATATGATATTTGAAAAGTATTAGAATCTATATCTGCAAATACAGGTAGTGCACCTATATGTACAATAGGGGATAAAGTCTGCCCCCAAGATATTGGAGTAGTAATTACTTCATCATCTTTAGTAACTCCAGCAGCTAATAATGCTAAGAATATAGAAGTATAGCCAGAATTAGTAACAAAACAATGGTTAGTTCCTAAATACTCGCACAACTCGTCTTCAAAAGATGTAGATCCTTTAAAATAAAAACTATCAGCTACTCTTCTATCTTTAGCATCTGGTTCATATAAATGTGGTAAACAAGATTGAATCTCATTTACTGTAATATTAGGATATAGAGGCGGTTTTGCAGTAACCAGCTTCATCTATTAACTCCAAAATTATAATTTATTGTTGAGTAACAACTCAACTAAGTTATGTATGTCTTTTACTCTAGAACTATAGTTAGAAATATTATATTCTAATATAGGAGTAATATTATGTAAAAACTCATACCATTGTGAATCTGTAAAATTAATAAGTTTTATAACTTGAACTATAGCTGCCTTAACTCTATAGTCATCATCTAAGTCATCATAGCTTTCGTCAATATATGGATGAAATGTTTTATATCCTAAATTTCTAAAATACTTTAATGTATTCTTCTGCCCTACAATAATAAAAGGTTTTTTGTAAGATACATTTCTCCATGTTTTTTCACTAATTAAAGGATAACCAAACTTTTGATAATCATTATAATATGCTTCTATAACTATATTTACCAGAGATAATTTTAAACTAGTTGGTATACTTATATATCCATTAAATATATCTTTATTATTTTTTATAGAATCTAATTGTATATTGTGTAGCCTAGAATTAAGTGGTAACTGAAATTTAATTTTATCCCAGGCCGAAGGTAAATCTATTATATTACTACTTACATGTCCGTTTTTTAAAAGATTATTACGATCTAGTATAGCTGTAGCAAGTAATGCTCCTGCATGTTTTTCAGAACGCATATTAAGCATGGTATATATTTTTTTATCTGTTAAATTATCATTATATATACTATCTTTAAAAATACGTCCACCATAATGAGTCTCTAAAAAACTGGGTAAACTAAATACTTTAGGATGCTTGTTGTATGTTTGAGAAAAAGAATTAAGTATAATTCTATTATTAGGAAACTCAGAACAATCTTCTAAAGAGTATAAAATTAACTTTAGTGTAGAATCAAGCATAGGCTCTATAGTTATATCAATAAGTATATAACCTTTATTATTTCTAAGTGCGTCAATAACTTGTTTATCAATATAAGACCATAGACCCCAATCTTCATGGTTATTCTGAATAAGAACCTGAGATTGAAAAGCAGGCTCTTGCATTATAACAGGGTAAATAAAAGAAGATAGACTAGAAATATCAGAAGGTTTGAAAATATATAAATCTTCACATTGTTGTAACAAACAAGGAATCTGTCTATAATACTTTAAGTCTCTATGTATGTCTTGTTTTTTATAACCAGTAACATTAGGAAACCATACATTAGGTTTCCAGTCATGTTCATAGATTAACGGAATCATACTAACTGAAATGTCTTTCTAATATTTTCAGGTCTTTTCCTAATCAATTTATCTTCTGTAAATTTGTCTAAAATATTATTAAAAATATCATGACTTAATGCGGTTATATCATCAGACTTAGTTCCATCTACTAGCAATCTCTGATGAACCATGTTCAAAGCAGTTATTAGATTGGCAGAACCAATAGCTCTAGAATCTTTAAAATCTCCTTCAGTTCTTGTTTTTACTAACTCCCAAGTTTCGTTCTCCCAAACAGTGTCGTCGTCCTCATCGAATACTTCGATGGGCATACCGCATAGAATTTTCCACACCATATCATCATATTTTGTTGTCATTATACTATTCACTTATAAAAAGAGCGTAGCTGTACCGGCTACGCTCGCACACTCCCTACGGTCGTATTAGGAAGCAATCCAATCATCACGATACGGGGCTGCAT